TTTGTTTGTGAAGGGTGCCGCAGTTGACCGTGACTAATGAAGTCTGGAATAGGGAGTTGGCGGGTCACCGCTTCCGTACAAAAGTTCCTTTCACAAAATGGCAGGCTAGTCTCGCATGATGGCACCGTACTTTTCCCGTTACTGGGTGAAGTATGGATCAACTGTCTGCATGATGCGACACATAACTTCGTTATGTAATTGCTTAAATGCTTGAGCGTGAGCGAAAAGCAGAACGACGCTAGTCGTTCTTAAACATTAGGATCAAACGATTCACAATCCAACCAAACAGAATTATCAGGTTCCGCTGACGCAACGTGTTTCAACTTGGTGTGACTCCAGTTTCTAATCTCCAACTCTTTCAATACAGAATCAGAATACACATGAATAACATCTGGTTCCAATTTCAATATCTGTTTGATGGCTTTCGAATCTGGTTTTGATTCGTATGTCTGTATTGCTGTGACTTCAGGTATGGCACCAAAATCTCTGGCGTACTTGTCTCCGTGGAGCCAAGTCATTGGGCCTACGTTTTTGGAACGCAGTTTTAAATCGTTGGCATTGTGTCGCCAATGAATATTATTTTCTGCGAAGCCCGCCTCCACCAGTCGGTCATAAGTTTTTGATCCCACAGCAAACACCTTCTCTTCCAACAGTTTTGTTAGGCTGTGTTCGTAGTGATTGATTGCTTCGATGTGTGTGATGATCAAAGGTTGCTTTTCAGCAGGCGAGTGTTTAACGGTGGCTGTGGTGAGACAAGGAATCCACAGGTCATCCTCATCCAACTCCTGGGGTCGTACAATTTGTGTGTAGACTTGCATATGTGATTTATTTAGAAGGGCAGTGTGATTGATTAAATGTTGCTATTTGGTTCTAGACACCGTGTGTGCTGGTATGTTGTATACTTTATATATAGTACCTTGTATTAGAAAAAGGGTTGTCCGGTCTTTTTTGCGGTGTCCAAATTGTCTTTGATCACCTTGGCCATGACTTCTCTATCTTCTGGACTGCTACTGTACAGTTCTTCCATGGTGATACCTCCTCGCATGAACCATGCCACTTTGGCAAGTTCCATTTTGAAGTTTTTAACTTCATTCTCCATGTCTTTGGTAATTTTGATAATGTCAGAAATCGGCAGTGTTGATATCTTTAAGCGAAAAAATTTGCTGTGTCGAACTGAACTGGTATTGTGTACTGTTCAGGTGCTCCTGCTTTTTGTTCTTCTTCAGTGGAATCCACTGTGATCATTGGTAAAGCAAATGCTTGTCTTTGTTTTTCTAAATGATCCAGCACTGCTTGGAAAAAACCTTTTTCAGCATTTTCCATAAATTCTTTGATCATGGTTTTGTCTTTAACTATTTGTCCATCGACTTTGACAGATGCTACTGTGCTTGTTACCATGCCAACATTTATGTCTGTCAACTTGGTCAAACTCTGTTGAAATCTCTGTAACTTTTCTTCTTCAGGCATTTCCTGATCTTTGATGATTTGTTGTACTCGTGCTTCTTCAAATGACTTGATTGCCATTTTTGAAAATTGATCATAACTTAATGGTTGCGTTGTGATTTCCATGTTGCCTATGAATGTTACATCTTCGTATCTAGCATTTACTAATTTGTCTAATGTTGTTTGTAGGTCTAACTCGTATTCTTTTTGAATTTTAGTGTCTGGCACTGTAATAGGCACACTCATTTTTGTTCCATAAGTTGCCATTCTGATTGCTATCAACACAGCATCAACATCTATGCTGGGCATCTGCCAAGCATTTTTAATTGCAGGCACACAACTTTGAATCACTTGTACAGTGGCTTCTCCATTGAGCAGTGCATCTGGAGTTTTAAATATCAATTCGTCTTTTGCTGTCATTGGATACACAGCAACTTCTCCTGATTCAGGCACACTGATTGTTCCTTCAGCATAGTATTTGTAACCACTAGGCAATCTAATGAATTGCTTCGGTTGTCTGTAATACTTTTTTAAAGGATTAACATTTTGTCCTGGTTGTAATTCTGTCATTTTATTCTCCATAAATACTAAAAACTAATTTGTACTGTTCTTAATATACACATATTTAGTGATGTTGGTTAAGTGCGTACATAATGATTGGATTTAAATACAATTTGGTAACATGGCAGATTTTACAGAAGATCAACTGAGAGCACTAGGAGAAGGCATTGCCAAGGGCGGCGTTGCCACAGAAACCACACTTAAAGGATTGGTAAAAGCACTGGGCGGAGACACTGGCATGGCGGCAGTGGCAAAAGCCACAGGCAAAACTGCCAAAGAAATGAAATCTGTGGGCACCTACCTAGAAGACCTTAGTGAAGATTTAGAAGATACATCACAAGGTTTAACCAAGATGCAGAAAGTGAACAACACTCTCAGTATTGGTGTAGGCATTGTGGGTGGAAATCTTGCAGGATTGGGATCATCAGTCAGGATGGTTGGTGAACAGTTTGGCATGGTTGGAGGTATACTAGGAGAAACACTGGGATATCTTGTTGACAGATTGAACGAGAACGTTGACTTCTACAGACAGATTTCACAGATAGGTGGAACAGCAGGTCAGTCTATCAGTAATTTAAGAGTTATAGCAGGTGAAACAGGATTGTCAATGAGTCAATTGACAGATGCTGTGGTACAAGCAGGTGGTAATCTAGCATTGTTAGGAGGCACGACTGGTAAGGGTGTTAAAATATTCACAGGTGCATTAAGAGATTTATCACAAGGTGAAACATTCGAAAAGTTTTCTGCTTTGGGTTTCACTATGAATGAAATAGCACAAAGCACAGCAGAATATTTAGAACTTCAAACACAATTAGGTAGAACACAAACGATGACAGAATCACAACTGTCAATGGAGACTGGTGAATATCTTAACAATTTAGATTTATTATCAAGACTGACAGGAAAAAATAGAAAAGACTTACAAGCAGAAATGCAGGAACGTGCCAAAGACACAAGATTAAGTTTACAACTTTCCGGTATGTCACAAAAACAACAACGTGAAATAAATGGCGCATTGTCTATGACTGGAAACGTGTCTAAAGAAATGGAAAACAGTATTAGAAATTTAATTGCAACAGACGGTGTGGCAATGAATGCCAGAGAGGCAGGAATTTTAGAAATTAATGGCATGAGAGAAGCCATTCACGGTTTAGCAAGAGGTCAAACAGGATCTGCTGAACAATTAATGTCTGTGTTCCAAACAGCGGCAAACGAAACTGCCAACATGACTGCAGAAGATAGACAAAGAACAGCACAATTAAAACAATTAGGTGTGGACTTCTTTGACGTAAGATTTGAAACACTAGGATTTAAAAATGCTCTTGGGGATATGAAGCAGGCTTCAGAAGAACAAACCAAGGCACAAGAAGTTGGAACAAAGAGTGCTTTACAATTTGACAGATCCACACAGAGATTGAGAACAGCCTTTCAAGCACTGTTGGCTCCAATCACTGATCTATTGAGTGGTGCTGTGGGATTACTCGCCGCAGGTATTGAAAAAATAGCCGCCGGGATCCAATACTTAACTGGAGACATGGATGGATTAGGCAAAAGCATCGTAGGATTAGCCGCCTTAATAGCAAGTATAGGTGTAGGTGCGGTTGCCACGAAAGGTGCTGTCAGTGTAGGTAAAAAAGCATTAAGTTATCTACCTGGTGGAGGTGGTGGACCTAAACAAATGCCTGGCATGGACATGATGAAAAGTGCAGGTAAAGGCGGTGGTGGAGTACTTAAAGGTGCGGCACGAGGATTAGCGGCATTTGGTGGTCCAGTAGGACTCAAAGCGATAGCAGGTGCAGGAGCAATAGCCGCCATTGTGGCAATACTTGGAGCAGGCGTGGCAGTTGGTGCCTTCACGGCAGGCAAAGGTTTGGCTTCGTTGGCAAACAGTCTTACAGCATTCGGTGATGTTGATGGAGAAAATTTAAAATCAGTTGCCTCAGGTGCTACCAAACTTTCATTAGCCATGATAGGCATGACAGGAGGTTCGGCAGTAGCAGGTGTAACCGGCTTTATTGGTAAGATTTTTGGTGCAGGACCAGAAAATTTCGCCAAAAACTTGAATAAAACACTAGATGAACTTGACAAAAACAAAATAGATATGTATGCTAATAGTTTAGATAACTTAGGAAATGCAATGACAAGTTTAAGAAGTGGAATGATGGGATCAACAACGGCCTCCGCAAGTTCAACCGGAGACAAGTTGGATCAGTTAAATAGAACGATGGAACAAATTTTAATGGCGATGAGTGATAACAATCGTTATACTAGAATTACTTCAGTAGCAACAACAGAAACAGCGGAGAATATCGGATAATGAGTTGGAAAAAGTATTTTACAGAAGTGCCACTATCAGACGGCATGGGTGGAATGAATTCACCTTTAGGTGGTGGAGTTGGTGGAAAGGCTGGACCAGCCAAAACAAACTACTCATCATATCTACCTGATGTGTACAGTGGTGCTCCAAACAGAATTGAACGTTATGGTCAATACAATGTGATGGATTTAGATTCAGAAGTGAATGCCGCATTGGACATCCTAGCAGAATTCTGCACACAGAACAACACACAGAACAACACGCCTTTCAAATTTGAATATAATCAGAAAGCAACAAACACAGAAATACAAATCATAGAACAATATCTGCATCAATGGTGCAAGATGAACGATTTCACCAAACGTGTTTTTAAAATTATGCGTAATGTGTTCAAATATGGTGATGCTTTCTTTATCAGAGACCCTGAAACTAAAAAAATGTTTCATGTTGATCCAGCAAAAGTTTCTAAAATCATTGTAAACGAAAGTACAGGTAAAACTCCTGAGCAATATGTTGTAAGAGATATAAATTTCAACTTTAAAAGCCTTGTAGCAACAACTCCATATCAAACAACTGGTAATGTTACTGGTGGTGGTTCAGGATATTTGACAGGTGGTGTAAGAGGTATGACTGGAGCAAACTATCAAGACTCTCCAGGCACAAGATTTGGCACAGGACAAAGAGAAATTGCTGTTGATGCCGACCACGTGGTGCATTTAAGTTTATCAGAAGGACTGGACAACAACTTTCCGTTTGGTAATTCACTGTTGGAAAGCATTTTTAAAGTTTACAAACAAAAAGAATTACTAGAAGACGCAATTATAATCTACAGAGTACAAAGAGCACCTGAAAGAAGAGTGTTTTACATTGACGTAGGTAATATGCCAAGTCACTTGGCTATGCAGTTCGTTGAAAGAGTAAAAACAGAAATACACCAAAGACGTATTCCTTCATCAACAGGTGGTGGACAAAATGTTGTGGACTCAGCATACAATCCATTATCAATCAATGAAGATTATTTCTTCCCACAAACAGCAGAAGGTAGAGGTTCTAAAGTAGAAACACTACCAGGTGGTACTAACTTGGGTGAGATCGATGACCTAAAATACTTTACAAACAAACTATTAAGAGGTTTACGTATACCAAGTTCATATTTGCCAACAGGTGCAGACGATTCGCAAAGCAATTACAATGATGGTAGAGTAGGAACAGCATACATTCAAGAACTAAGGTTCAACAAATACTGTGAAAGACTACAAAATTTAGTATCAGATGAATTTAATCAAGAGTTCAAACGTTACCTTTTAGAAAAAGGTGTAAACATTGACACAGCAATGTTTGATATCAAGTTTCAACCACCAATGAACTTTGCTTCTTACAGACAAGCAGAAGTAGACAACAACAGAATTTCTACATACACGCAAATAGCAACAGTGCCGTTTGTAAGCAAACGTTATGCTCTATCTAGATTCTTAGGATTAACTCCGGAAGAGATGGCAGAAAACGAAAGAATGTGGAGAGAAGAAAATGATGAGTCAGTACAATCTAAACCAACAACTTCAGCAACTGAATTGAGAAGTGCAGGAGTCAGCACAGCAGGTATTCAAGCAGACTTAGATGCGGCAGAACCAGAAGCACCAGCAACTGCTCCAGGCGAAGAAGGTGCTCCATCTCCAGCAGGTGAAACTCCTCCAACAGGCGGCGGTACTCCAACTCCGGGAGCCTAGATAAATAATTTTATGATATTACGTGAACTTTTTTATTACGATCAAATAACAACTGAACCTGGTGAACAGAAGCAATATGATGCTACTGAAGACCAATCAATTATGACTTTAGATGACACACGTAAAACAAGATTATCTTTAAAACAGATTAACAAAGCAAGAAAAGCCGGTGAGTTCCACAAAGACGAACAACAAAAAGAGTTAGAATTTGTAAGACAGATGTACGGTGCCGCTAATCAACCGGAAATGTAATAAATGACTGTTGCTTTTGTATTAGGCAATGGTCTCAGTCGCAAGCCAATACCTTTAGAACCTTTAAGACAACACGGAAAATTATACGCCTGCAATGCGGTGTATAGAACTTTCACACCAGATTACCTTGTGGCAGTGGATGCCAAGATGATCAATGAGATATGTACTGCGGGTGCTCAGTTGAAAATGCCTGTTTGGACCAATCCAAATAGAGCATATAAAAAGTACAAAGCCTTAAATTTTTTTGAACCCAGTCTAGGATGGTCATCTGGACCCACAGCACTGTGGTTAGCATCCAAACATATGCATCAGACATACTTTTTGTTGGGATTTGACTTCACAGGCACTACTGAAGGCAAACTGAACAACATCTATGGCGACACACCCAACTACAAAAAGAATTCAGACACTGCCACCTACCACGGCAACTGGAATAGACAAACCAGCATTATCCTACAGAAGAATTCATTAAAGAGATATATACGAGTAGTGCCGGAAGGTACTAGTGTTTTTGAGGCTAAAGACCTTAAGAAGTTTACGAATTACAGTGAAATCACTGTACAAGAGTTCAAAAGACGCTATCATTTATAAAATCTGCGTCAAACGGGTCAGTATCGGCCCATTATCTACCTATTTTTTTACCTATCGGTTAAATAATACATGACAGTCTTATCATAAACAGTTAATAGGAGAAAAACAATGTCAGATAAAAGTAAATTCGAGCAAATGCTTGAAAAATTAGTCGCTGACGATAGAACAGCGG